TATCAATCGCTCCGAATATAATACGTTTCAACCCAATAACCCGTTGACTGTTTACTTTCTAAAATTGATAGAGAAAAAATCTTAAGTTTAAACCGGACGTCGGACCAACTGTATTGTCCTTCTCTTCACCCGTTTCTTTGAAATATCTGACAGTCGCACAGTTGGCCCATGCACTATCTCTACATCTTTAGAATTAAGAGTTACTAATGTTGTACGGAAATAACGGAAGTCACCTTTAAGGAATATGTTGATTGGTAATTTACGATTGGACTCGTGCCACCAAATCTCTCCACACTTTAGGAATCTCATCTTATCATGTGGTAACATCAGCCTACCATAATCATAGAAGCTGATCACATTGACGTCCTCATTCTGAATTATGCCCACATACTCTAGATCCCCTTTGCGGATTAGACTTAAAAATGGGAATTTGTCCCTCAGCGTGTTAAAAATCTCGTTCATTCTATTCCTATAAATACTGTTAAATATGTACTATGCAAACAGTTTCAAGGTATTTACTCACACAGTTGGTAATCGCCTATATAAATGGTTATCATGGAAGGAATTCAAAGGTGTACGATAGACGCTTAACACTACACAGAGGGGTCAACAATCCCATAACGTTTACGTTCAAGAACGAAGATCAGAAGGCTCAAGACATCACGAGCAAGACCTACGAGTTCAATATGATTGACTCAGAAACCAAAAAATCGGTGCTGACCAAGACATTGACCATACTGGACGATGGGTCCACTGTGAGTTCGAAGGGCGATGCAAGTTGCACTATTACAGAAGGTGATCTGTTACCACTGGATGCCAAGTTCTACAACTTCGCAGTGCGTGAAGTTAAGTCGGATGGTAGCAGGGAGATCACATACTCAGACACAGGATACGCGGCCGCTGGCACTATAGAACTATTAGATGGTGCTTATCCAGAGTTCGTTGCCAGCACAGAAGTTTCAAGTTTTACAGCAGTGGGCGGACCATTGACCTACACATCAGGATCCATAGATGCCAGACCGGGCATCAACAACAACAAGGCACTGCACACGATTGCGGTGTACACCAAAAACTTTTCAGGCACACTGAGAGTGCAAGGCACTATGAGTGCCAGTCCGGGATCGAGCGATTGGTTTAATATTACCATGGATGGTGCAGGCTCCACAGCCAACACTTTCTCCGGTTCCACCACAGTTACCAACTACAATTTCTACGGTGTCTATCACAATGTGAGATTCAGTTGGGGTAACGACAGTGGTAACACTGGCGTGATTGACAAAATCCTATATAGACAGTAAAATATAGTTTATGAATCTGATACAGTCTACTATTCTGACGAGTCTGCCTACCGGTAGAAAGAAAACACCTAGCGGATGGATAAGTTTCAACGCACCTTGTTGTGTGTATAACGGCGAATCGGCAGACAAGAAGAAACGAGGAGGCATAATGACCAGTGCTGATGGCACTGTAAGTTACCACTGTTTCAACTGTGGCTTCAAGGCCAGTTATGTGATAGGCAGGAAACTGTCCCACAAGATGAGACAGTTCATGGGCTACATAGGCATACCCGAGGACACCATACGCAAGTTGGCCATAGAGGCTATGCGAGAGGAGGAGGGTGACATCAAGTATGAGAAGAAAAAATTCGTAACGTTTAAGAAGAAACAGTTGCCAAAGAACACATACAAATTGGATGTGTGGTTGGAGAAATACGTTGGCAATGACCTCACAGAACCACAATGGAAAAAGATTGACGGACTGCTGAAATACCTCGAGAACAGGGGAATGGGTGCGGATTGGTACGACTTTATGTATTCTCCGGACCAACACTGGGACGTGGACAAACGGATATTGATACCTTTCTACTGGCGGGGAGATGTCGTGGGATTCACAGGACGTATGTTTGAACAATCAGACAAAGTCAAGTATTACACAGACGTACAGCCAGGATATGTATTCAACATGGACGCACAAGACTGGGCTAGGAAATTCGTATTGGTCACAGAAGGGCCGTTTGATGCAATCGCCGTATCTGGAGTGAGTATACTGGGGTCGGAGATAAATGACACACAGCGCGAACTGATTGACGGACTGGGCAGGCAAGTAATCGTGGTTCCCGACAGAGATGCACCAGGACAGAAATTAGTGAATCAAGCAACAGAGTTCGGATGGGGTGTTGCTTTTCCAGAATGGGACAAAGCGGTTGGCGATGTGGCGGATGCTGTGTTACAATATGGTAGACTGTTTACTATACAATCGATACTGAAGACGACCGAAACAAGTAAATTAAAAATTGATTTAAAGAGAAAGATGTATGGCTGAATACACATTTGATGTACAAAAACTTTATATAGAAATGCTTCTAGCGGACGCGGAATCGTTCGCACGGGCACAGAACATATTTAAACCAGAATCATTTGACCGTAAACTACAACCCATAGCCAAGTTCGTCAAAGACTACATGGACGAATACAAGGTCATGCCAGATGTGGAACAGGTCAACGCCAAACACGATGTCAAACTGAAATCGGCCAAGGACCTAGATCCAAGCCACTTCAACTGGTTGTTGGACGAGTTCGAGACATTCTCTAGACACAAGGCATTAGAACATGCCATACTGCAATCAGCAGACCTACTAGAGAAGGGAGACTATGGTCCCGTGGAGGACATGGTCAAGGAAGCAGTCAGCGTGGGACTCACGCGTGACTTGGGCACGGACTACTTCGAGGATCCAAAAGGAAGACTGACGGCCCTCAAAGACAACAACGGTCAGATTAGCACAGGCTGGGCTAACTTAGACAAGAAATTGTTCGGTGGATTCAACCGAGGAGAACTAAACATCTTTGCAGGTGGATCAGGCGCAGGTAAGAGTTTGTTCTTGCAGAATCTCGCGGTCAACTGGGCCACTGCTGGTCTGAACGTTTGTTACATATCTTTTGAATTGAGTGAGCAACTAACCGCCATGAGGTTGGATGCCATGATGACCAACATACCCACACGTAAAGTATTCCCTGAGATAGACAACGTGGAGATGAAGGTCAAGATGATGGCAAAGAAATCTGGGATACTACAGATCAAGTACCTGCCTAGTGGTAGCAATGTGTTGGACGTGAGGACGTATCTCAAAGAACTAGAACTAAAGACAAAGAAGAAGATAGACTGCATATTGATTGATTACTTGGATCTCATGATGCCCAAGAGCAAGAAGATATCACCGGCGGACCTATTCATCAAGGACAAGTACGTGAGTGAAGAACTAAGGAACTTGGTCGTAGAGAAACAGTGTGTGTTGGCAACAGCATCACAGTTGAACAGGGCATCAGTTGAAGAGATAGAGTTTGATCACAGTCACATATCGGGTGGACTGTCCAAGATACAGACAGCGGACAACGTGATAGGTATATTCACGTCGAGGGCTATGAAGGAGCGTGGTAGGTATCAGATACAGTTCATGAAGACCAGATCCAGCTCTGGCGTAGGACAGAAAGTGGATCTCGAGTTTGACGTGGATAGTCTGCGTATCAGGAGTCTGGATGAGGACGAGTCACAGAGTTACAATCAACAAGGCAAGAACAAGATATACGATTCGTTGAAGTAAACATCTAAAGTTACAGGTACTACAGATACAGATGCTAGATCAGAAGTACCGGATCCTCGTAAGGGCGATAACTTAGGAGTCAAGGTCAAGGCTACAGTCGAGGGCGGGAAACTGAGACAACTGCTAAATGAATTGCACTCGGATGAAGAACAATAAGGTTTGGATCTATCCCAGCGAGTTAGATGATTTACAACCATACATGGTCAACAAACCATATCAACAGTCTCACAGAAATAAAATAATAGAATACCTGATATCAATTAAACAACCATTTAGGAATTGTATCGACGTAGGTAGTCACATCGGTATATGGAGCAACGACTTTGTTAAATTGTTTGAATGGGTTCATGCTTTCGAAATCATTAAAGAGATGAGAGAATGCTATATTAAAAATGTTGAAGGGGAAAACTACACCTTGTATCCGTTTGGGTTGGGTCGAGAAGAAAAAATAGTATCCGTAAATTATGTGCCCCAACACAGTAAAAACACACAGATCGATTCAAATGGCACTTATCGTGCAGAGATACGTCCTATTGATTCATTAAATCTTAAAAACGTTGATTACATTAAAATGGATGTCGAGGGTTATGAATTAGAAGTTTTAAAAGGTGCTACCAAATTATTAAATTCACAGACACCTATAATACATCTCGAAATGAAATTGGGTGTGCTAAAGAAATTTAACTTAGATAAACAAACAATCAGGGATTGGTTAGCTCAACATGGATATCAGCAGGTTTTAAAAATTTCTAATGAATTTATTTTTAAAAAAAATAAAGAACAGTAATGGCATTACGAATAGAGAACAAACTTACATTTATTCACGTGAGCCATTCGGCCGGTACTGCGATCTGTAAATTTCTAAAAGAAAATTTTGTTTGTGAAGATATAGGCCGACAGCATGAGACCTACAATCAATTATCGCCCGAATTTAGGGACGATACTTTTGCCGTTGTGAGAAATACCTATGACCGAGTGGTTTCTCTTTACGAAAAAGACCGAACCATATTTGGTTCAAAGAATAATCACACATATAAAAAAGAATTTGCCTTATTAGAAAAAGGGTTTGATTACTATGTCAAAAATTTACAGGAACATAGATTTGATAAACACATGGTGGTCCAATCAAAAAGACTCACGTGGACAGAACAAACACAACTTAGATTTCTTCCAAATGATTTAAATCTTATAAAACTTATAAGGTTTGATAATATTGAAAAAGATTTATATCAATACTTACAGGGTAGAGGGTTGATGTACACCAGTCCCTTACAAAGGAGAAACGCAACAAAAACACGTGAGGGTAGAAATTACAAAGATTACTACAATGCAGAAACAATGAAGATTGTTTCACAAATATACGCTGACGAGATAGAAACACTCAAATTTCGTTTCTAGTAGCGTAAAGCGTAAATTACCAGAGATAGCGTAAAAAAGAAATAACGCGAAGCGTTAAAAAGCGTAAAGCCGACCTTGACCTTCTCTGATCTCGATCGGCTCCACCGTGTTTAGGAACTAGAATGTGAACTTGATTCCAGCCGCCATGTCTGCTGTGTCTGTGCCTGACACCACGTCAGTCATTTCATAGCCAGCGTACATGCTGAAGTTGTCACCGATCTTCTTCTCGGCACCAACTGTTGTGTAGGCAGTCCCACTCTTGACTTTACCGTAACCCACTGAGAACGTCGTGTCTCCCACTGTGTGTGAGGCAACGTACTCGTTGGCTTTGGTGTCAAGATTGGTTGATTCCACTGTCTTGATCGTGTGGTTGTAACCGATCGTTGTGGCATCTGTTATGTCAAATGATGCACCAACACCTTTGTACTCGATGTTGTTCACCTTGTCATCCGTGTAGGCGATACCCACGTTTAGGCCGTCGCTGATGTCCATAGAGGCCGCAGTCTCGTAGACGTCAACACCTGATTTACCAGTTGTGCCGTCAACTTTTACCAAGTTGTCGATCTGGATCGCACCAATGCTGTTAGAGTAGATCACTGTGTGTGAATCTCTGCTGAACAGTACCTGTGCGGCACTGGCGCCGTATTCTGGGAACACATCTGTCTTAGACGTCACAGCACCCTTGAACACAGAGTTCTGTCTTCCTGCTGATAGTACACCTGCTCCACCCATGTCAATGCCGGCGAAAGCCAGTTTTGAATCGAAAGGTGTAGAACCAGAGTCATCTGCGTCGATGTCCACCTCTAACTTGGCGAACCCATTGATGCCCTCTGCGATGTTGCTGTTAAGTCAACACCGATCGAGGAACCATTGTTCTCGGCCTTCGCTGTTGCCACGCCGTTAGCGTCCTCGTTA